CGGCCTTCTTCAGGGACGTTAGCTTCATCCAGGTTACGAGCTTGCTCAGACAGCAAGTCGAGAGGGTTCTTCTCACCGGTACCAAAGCCGATGTCCATACCGTTAGCGTATGCTACGTCGTTCAGGTAAGTACCTGCACTGTCGGCCATGAACTGAAGAACGTCAAGGTCGAACTTGTCACGGAGAGCGTAAGCACCAGAAGTGGTGGCCATTTCTTTCCAGTTGACGTGTGCCAGCTTGGTTTCCAGATCATCGATCTTGAATGCGAAGTAGTTCGCTTGATCAATTTGCAGTACCAGGTTGTTGTCCAACAGCTCGGTGTCGACAGTAGCCAGTCCACGAGTGTAAGAAGCAACAGTGATTACTGGCTCTTTGATGATTTCAACAGCGTCGCCATAGGCAGCAATTTCGCCCAGGTATTCGTTGTTAGTGATGCCTTCTACAACAGAAGCGTTCTTGAAAAAATCCAGAACCTTCCGAGAGAAGATAGTTGCCAACCAGTCACCAGTGTTAGTGGATTCAAAGTTAGTTGTACCGACACCGTTAAATAGTGTGTTGTCAGTTGCCATTGTTAATATACCTTATATATAAATAGTTAAGAGAGCTTAGTTAGTTAAGCTCGAAAGTTGACTCTACCTTCGGCGTAGGCTTTGTCGATATCATCTGAGTGCTTAGACCATTCAGTTGGGTGAATAGCTTTGATTTCAGATGCGGTCCAGATCTTTGCACCTTCTTTAGTGAGAGGTGCAGAGGAGGTACCTACTGCCTGAGCTGCGCTTAGAGACGCAGCCTGTGTTTGTTGTGCTTCCTCTTCGAGGTGTGCGGCTTGTGCTGCTTGCACAGTTGCTGCATCTCGAGTTGCCTTATACCGATCAAGGGCAATGATTGCCATATCGGGGTCGTTAGGATTGTTATAAATCCACTGCTGCACTTGCATTGGTTGGCCTTGTGCCCAAGTTTGGAACTCAGCTGTCTGCACCACTTCCATAAAGTCAGGGTGAGAAGCTTTGATCGTTGCTTGTGCGTCGGTAAATTCAGACATCATGCGTTCCTCTTCATATGTTTCGAGTTGAGCAGTAATGCCCTGGGTTGCCTCAGAGGCCTTTTGGTGAGCAAGAGTTAACATCATGTTGTAAACTTCAGGATGTTCTCCCTTGAAAGCTTCCATCTGTTCAGGCGTAGTTGGTGCCTTGAAAGATGAATCAGCAGTTTCCAGACCTTTGATCTGATCTCGCAATTCGTTCTCACGTTTGCTTTGAAAAGATTGAAGGTCCTTGTAGCGTTTTTCCCAATTGACGCCCTCGCTAGAAGTGTCCGCTCCCTGCATTAAGTTGGTCACCACGGTCGTCTCGACAGACGGTTGCGGTTCAGCCTCAGTTGCTGGGGTGGGGTTCTGTTCGTCTTGTGTTACTGCCGTAGTAGTAGGGTCAAGACGTGGGATAAGGTTTTCAGTTGTCACGTTAGTGATCTCCTTTAGTTCTGCATAGAGTCACGGAAGGTATCTTAACAATGAGCTTCTGTGAACAGAGTATTAAAAGTTTAAGTGGGTTGTGTGTATTACTTCTTCTTTGGATATATCCTAGAGGCGAGGTTCGAAAGATAGTCGAGTTCTTTCAAACGTCCTCTCAGGACAGCAGCATTCTTATCGTGCTCTTCATTGATCAAGCGTGCGACATAATCCTGCTTCCTTTCTTCGACATACTTCTCGAAGAGATACCAATGTTGATTACCAACGATTGGCTTTAACTTTTCCAGTTCCATTACAGTGCTGCTGCTGGGGCTACACCGCCGCCTATACCGGCAGGGTTACCTGCACCCGCATCATTACCAGTAAAGCCTGGGTCAGTCGGGAGAGGTGTTCCAGCTGCTTGTCCACCTGGCTGTCCGGGCTGTTGCATGTTCTGCTGGCCCATCAGTGCTACGTAGATCTGTTGTTCTTCTGGATTGTTAAGTATCTCTACGGGATCCATATCCATGGACACTGCCAGTTCTTTAAGTACCGTAGGTAACTTAATGAGCGGTGCCAGTGCAGGGTTGGCTGATATCTGTAGAAAGGTTTGAAGACGCTGTGAGCGTACTTCTTTTTGTTGCAACGATTGAGAACCAGTTGCTTTAATCTCGAGATCACCTACGATTTCAGGGTACTGACGTGCAGAATACTGCATCTCCCATTGAAAAGTAGCTTGTCCCATAGGCTTAAAGAGGTGGTCATCTAGGTTGCGAATCACGGTTTTTATGTTCAAACTGGCGTTCTGGAGCAGCATAGACATGCCACTAGAGGTACGACCGAAGCCGCTAACACCTGTCTGACCGTGTGCGATACTGGGAATACCAGTCGCTTCATCCGCCTGTTGACGGAACTCACGCATCATCTGTAGGTTCTCTGGTGCAGTATTCGGGAACTTGATATCCTGAATGGCCTGCGACGCATTAGTACCTGAGACAATGTGCCAGATCTTTCCTGGGTAGATTTCGTCTGTCTGACCGTGGATCAGTGCAGAATCATCTACTGCCATCATGACGTTGCCTGCCAATGCGAGGTTATCCACCGCAAGACGTGCAAAGCCGTTAATCATTTTCTGTGAATCTTCCATCGCCTCGGGAACACCGACACCATAGATTTCATATGGGCGAGTTTCGTAAGGGAAGATGAAATATGGTAGACGTTGGGGTAGGAATGGGTTTAATACCACTCGAAGTACCCGACTACCGGAGTACCACATGTTAATCTGCACCATATCGGTAGCATCTTCCGGAATCTTAAGACCGTAGTCCTTCAATTCGGAAACTGGCATGTATCCCCAGAATTCAATCACTTCAAAGAGGCTATGTACCTCTGATCCGGTTTGATTACCGCGGATTTGCGCTTCATAGCTGTCTTCAACGTAGTTTCCACCGTCTGCTACCAACAAATCGATCTCTGCCTTGTTAAAGTGCGGACGATTCTTCAATTCGAAGAGTTGTGCAGGTGTCATGCGGTGTCTTTCCGCCATCCACTCCGCATCTTCTTGCGTATTGGCGTTAGGGTCGATGAAAAGATTCCAGATAGACGTTGAATCGAACATTGGTGCAGTGATAGTGACAGGTTCGTACCTACGTTGGCCTGTTACCTTGTCTACTACCCACTTCGGAAGCTTCTTCTCAATGTTGAAGGGGCCTTTGACCACTCCAGTACCGAGTAAGCAGCACTCAAAGATAGATTTACGTAGAATAGTACGTGCCTTAGAGGCAGTGAGGTGGTCTTGGATGAGTTTATCCAGTGCACGGGCTGTCTTTTTGGCCAATGCGATCTGAGGTTCACCGTTTCTACCTGGTCCAGGCTGCAAAGGAGACGTACCGTCTTCCCTTGTAAGCTCTTCTTCAGCTCCACCGAGGAACATAGTACCTTCTTCAAGAGATTTGAAGGTAGCACCAGGCGTCAACTCGTTACCGTCACCGGCAAAGCCGATACCAGCAGGTCCTTCTTCCTGTTCTACGTCTGCATTAGGCAGTTCAGCCATCTCACTTGAGAGATGAGCGTATTCACTAACACCGAAAGGGATCTCAGTATGCGTTACTTCAATTGGGAACTTCCCATCAGACAGTAATGCCTCAATGATCTGAGAGTATGCTGCCCGTGTCTTAACTGTAGTCGTACGTAAGAAGACATCAGAGTCTTCAGAGCTACGAAACTTAGAAGTGTCGATACCTTTGAAGGCTTGTGTGTTCTTGAACCACTGTGATTCTTGTGAACTACGGTTAAGCTTAGCAGACTCTACCTTATTACGGGCAGTCATCAGCAAGCTAGACATCTTGAACTCTTTATCCATTGCATCTTGTGCAGTGAACTCTACACCTGCGTTCTTCATCTGCGATTTCGCTAGAAGTCCAGGGTTTCCAAACTTTTCGTTATCAGTAATTGCCATATTATTCGAAGTAGCCTCTATATTTATTCCAAGTATTACCTGACTTCGCATTCAAGAGAGCATCCTCGTAGGTCATCCTACGTGGTCTGGACATCACACCATACCGTAAGGCATCTAGTAAGTCCCAGTGTCCGTCTGAATTACGCGCCTGGTTAATATCTCCTGGCTTGGTTATGTGTATCTTAGCACTCATCAATTGTTTGATGGTGTTCTTACACGTACTTAGTATTCTTACTTTAGGTATCCCAGTAACTGGATCCTTCCGGAGCAGTTCGTGGATTTGTACCCAGCCTGCTTCTCTGTTCTTGTCCGCTCTCCTGATTTGGAAACCAGGCACTGAGAGCATGCTTTCTGCAATCGTCGGACCTGTATGTCCAGTACGAGCATAGATAGACCAATCAATGGGATGATCAACATGGACCAATTCATATTGTTCTTTCTCTTTAATCGCTTGGGCGAATTCTCTGCCGGTTAAGCCGGTCTTTAAGAACTCGTCATAGATGACTATGGATCCATCAGAGGGGTCCGTTGCGAACCATACTGCTGCAGATGGGTCTTTGTAGCCGTAATCTAATCCGGCTGTTCTGTTCCAATGTCTTGGGATGTCAAATGGATCTGTAACGTGAAGCTGAACGTCAAATTCTGTGAACATATTGTCACTTGATGCTAGCCAGTCTCCGTCAAGGAGCTGCTTTCGTAGCGTTTCGTCCAAACTTCGCAGTACCGACTCATACCGGCCGTCTCGAGCTAGATAAGGATTGTCTTCGAGTTTGGCTGGGATAAACTTTACTGTTGTGGGGTGCTCAGTATCTTCAGTGCCTGGCAAAATAAAAGCTTTGTTAGGCTCCCTATCTTTAATAAACATTTCATAAACCCACATGCTGCCAGGGTTAGCAGTAGCGCGAACATAACACTTGATGCCATCAACCCCGTCAGCAGTAGCGCTACGTAGTCTTGATCTGACATAGTTAAATCCTTCAGCTGTTGCTTGTTGTGAAAGTTCATCGAAACCTATATAGGTATAGGCGATGCCTTGGAACTTGAACATGTCTTCTCGTCTATCCAAGAAGCGGAACTGAATCTCAGCACCACTAGAGAATTTGAAAGAAGGTTGTGGGTTCTCTCGGAAGCGTACCTTAGGGTCATACTTGAAGTACAAGTCCCGTGCTACATCCAAGAGTTCTTTAAGTTCTGGCATTGTCTTCCGAACGATAACTGCTCTGTGGTTCTTAAGATGTGCATGCCGTAGCGGATCTACCACCATTGCATAACTCTTACCACCACCTGCTGCACCACCGTACAACACAATGTCTTCATCCGCAGAAAGGAATTCAGTCTGAGGTCCAGGGTTAGGAGAGAAAGCGATAGGACGTTCGTCGGGTAAGTTAGTAATGTCTAATTGTTTTGGTACTATTTTACGCCGCTTCTGTTCTCTTTCTTCTTCTACACCGAACTCAGTAGGATCCCCTTGGAGTTTAAGCTTCGCAGCAATACGTGCTGACTTAGCTTTCATCCTCCGTTCCTTCTCCTTTAACAGTAACAAGTCCTTGTTATGTTGCGTGAGCTTCTTCTGCGTATCTACTATTTTCTGGGTCTTTCGGGTATAGTGATAATCGTGGTTCCTTCCTTCACTTTTCCGTTGCTCTACTCTAGCCTTCTTGATCTTTGCAACACGCTCATCACTATTGTCCTCGCCCTGAAACAAACCAAGTTTCTTTTCGAGTCTAGTAAAGATAATGCTTATACCAGCAGCCGTAGAGACTGGAGGTAGACCATGCGTAGCGAGCATCACGTTCATCTGTTCTCGCGCATCTCGTAAGGTACGTGTTCCAGAGAATCGTGTTTCTGATAAGATCCTTATAATCCCAAGGATAGCTTCACGGTGCGGGTAGCACAGTTTGCTCTTACCATCGTGGGTATAACCAGTACCGATGTTTTGCCTCTTACCAACTGGGGTTGTTAAGTAGGTCTCGATGCTTTGTTCTATATCAGGGTTGATCGTATACCATTCAGGTATAATAACTTCTTTCGGGGAGGTGTCCATTAGGGTCTCCTAAACAGTCCTTACATCTCCAGTCTTAGTGGAGGGTACACGTACTGTGCGTTCGATAAAGGGATTCAGGTCTGCCATTGGATTCTCTACATTGAATGTAGAATTACCGGCACCACCTAAGGTAGGTGACACTACACGATTACTGGTAACCTTTAATGGGTTAACAGGTTGTGATGTCTTTACATCTTGTGGTCTAATTCCAATAGCCATATCGTTGTTCCTTAGATCAGGTCGAGCAAGCTCAATTCTAGACGAACAGCTTCTTTACAAGTAATTGTAATGACAGATTCATTACCGAGCCATGTACGTTTGACAGCAACTACATACGAGCCTTTAGGCTTTGAGATAGTGATAGCAGTCTGGGGTACGATGGTGGTGACGATCTTCATGATTTTCTTAAACATTTCCATGTGTTCTATATTTCCTTATTATTTAGTACGCTTTGCGATGCGGACACCGAAAGCTGTGAGTATCGCTACACCTAACCAGTATTGGTAGAATGTAGGCATTGTGTTCAAGGCTGCAAATCCTGCCATCATGACTTCAGCACCACTTGGGTAAACCCCAAATGCTGGGATGAAACAACCAATGGCAGGTACAGCTAAGATGATTGTCCAGAACTCGTCCTTCCAACTCTCCTTACTTCCTTCCGCTTGGATCTTTTCCCATTCTGCTACTTGGTCATCAGCATTCATTACACGTTGAACTTGTTGCTTCTTTACAGAAGTCTTGTTATCTGATCGCTTAGTCAGGTACCCTGTGATAGGGCTGACGATGGCTGACAAGATAGGTCCGATAAGAGGTATCATTTATTGGTTCCCCATCGGGCTTTGAGGTCACGTACATCCACGTGAGTGAATGTCTTGTAACTACCTAGTCCGTAGTCTAGTGGATATTTGTTATCAATGTATTCATAAACTTCATCAGGAGATACACCACTGACAGTGATGTCAGCAGCTATACCTAACTTGTGTTTACTACCAGCAGCACCACCAACAGACTCGTTATGACTAGCACAACGAGCTGATGAGTTGACTGATGTAGACTTACCAAAGTGCTCACGTACTTCTTCAAGAACCTTAATCAGTTCTACGTCTACTGTTGCAAAGCCGCAGCCGCAACTGCATTCGAATTCACTTCGATTGAAGTGAGCACTTAGTTTAGTCATGTCTATCCTTAAGTCTTAGTTACCCAAGCTCCATTCTCATAGAAGTTGAAAGCATTGGTTGTGGTGTTATAGATCATCATACCGTTGGTTGTTGAAGGTATTAAATCACGCTGTACTGTTGTCATCCGAGGCAAGATAAAGGCAGCAGTTGTAGAATTCATCTGCAATCTATTGTCCTGAATCTGCATCTCTGTAGCACCATCAGGTGACACAAACTTAGTCATAGCATTAGCTATGGTAACTCGGTCACGCAGGCTATCATTGATAGACCAGTAAGCTGTCGCTTGAGTACCATCGTGGAATGATTTGAAACCGCCGCCTTGTTTATCTAATAGCCAAGTCCCGTTGGCATTAATATCCAACCGAGTATCAGTACCATCATGGTATTCAAGAGTGTTGTTATCTAGCCAAAGATTGTCAGCTCCTGATTGACTCTTTATCTGAACACCTGTAGACGCTGCACTTATCAGATCATACGTGCCATTGTTATAAGCGAAAGCTGTATCATCTACCAGTACAGATTTAGTACCATCAGGTGATGATAGTTTAGAGGTTGTAGCATCAATCTCCAGACGGTCAATAACCCCAGCTTCTACGGTGAGGGCATACCTGTCTACAAC